CTTCTTTATCTAATTTACTAATAACTTTTACTGCTTTCGTTACAGCTACTGTATTAAATCCAAATAATAAAATGGATGCAATAATTAAAGTAACTTCTGAAACAAAATTTCAAACAGCAGCACAAGTCATAATTGTAAGTATTACTCAAACAAAAAGTAAGAAATACTCTAAAGCTTGTCTCATTCTTTTACTCATTGTTTATTAATTTGATGTTGCACTAAATGTTCCATAAATTCTTCCAATTGATGTAGAACCAACTTTAACCGTTATATCGTAATTGCCACTGGTTGTACTAGTAGGAACAATGTTAAAGCCATTACTATTTCAACTACCAATTTCTGTATTTGAAGGTTTTGATACATCATCATATGCTATATTGTTAATAGGATCCTGTCCTCCATTTACAGAACTATTATAGAATTCAAAACAAATTGGATTACCAGTAGTAGTGCTTATATTATATTCAAAATCTGTGCCATTGCCTAATGAGAAATAAGACTGATTTCCGATTGTTTCGTAGGTACTACCGGCGTCTTTAGTTATTTTTCCATATATGGTTCTATTTGAAAAACTAACGGTAACAACGACACTTCTTAATACAGTAGTTCCAACTGTAACTTCAATTGTGCTTGTTCCATCTGAAACAGGTGTTATTGTATGATTAGTATTGTTTACAGAAACCACACTGGAATCACTAGTAGTGATAGTAAATTCTCCAGAGTATGAAGATCAATCACTTTCTTGAGGATCAACAGCAGATGTTTGTTCAACAGTTACAGATTTTGTTTCTGATAATGTCATACTACTGCTATTTAAGTCGCTTCCTATAAAAGCACGATAGATCATACCCGTATACGTAAAGTATAAACTTAAAATAGTACCATTTGGAGAAGTAAACTGAATATTAACTGTATTTGGAGTAGAACTATTTGAAGTAAATGTATATGAACCATCTTGATTATTGGTAATTATACATCAATTGGTTGTATTATTAACAGTTCAATTAGTATGAGTTTCTCAATTACCTGTATATCCAGTTCCAGTTACTCTTGTTTTAGGAGTTAATGTTATAGAATCGTTTGCACCAATGCTTACACTACTTGCGCTTATTTGATTATTATTAGAATCAAATATAGCACAACTTTCAGATAACGAAATTCTTTTTAATATAATTGGAGTCACGTTTTGAAAATTATAAGAATCTCCAAACCCCAATCGAACAACTTCATCGCTTGCAGCTGGTATGTGATATCCCAATACGGATTGCATACTAAGTGCATTAGTTACAGCATCACTTGCATGATAAACACCATATGGATCAGATGTTCCTGTTATCTGATTTGTTGTATAATCAGTTTGTCCAGCAGTTCAGCATCCACTAGGAGTAGGATTCACAGTTGTAAAATGTTGAAAATAACACCCACTAACTGGAGACATTACCGTACCATCACCATATTGAATGGTTCCTGTGATTACATAATTGTGATCTGGAAGTAAACCAGGTAAAGTGTTATTTCCAACAGTATAAACAGGCTCTCCATTACTAACAGAATAATCAATGGTTCTTGTAAAGCTATTGTTACTGGTATACTCTAATATTTCAACATCAGATACTCAATACTCATTGGGTCAAACCGGAGACACTTGTCCATATATATTCTTAAAATATACATTGGTAATTGGATGAGAAGTTCCGTTTGTATCCTTGTAATACATTACGTTATTTCCAAGACTGTTTATATGGATTTTACTCATGTTTTTAATAATTAAATACTAACGAATCATTAGGAGCATCATCTGGATCCCCTATATAAATGTTTAATCCACCATTACAAGTAACCATATCTGCTAAATCACTTCAATCATCTATAGGATCATTATTTCCTAATGTAATTTGATTTAAAGTTAAGTCGCGAATATTAGCTGCTCCTACTTCAAGATTTTGTGCATAAACATTGGTTGTAGCGAGATCTGTTTCAGTAATAAACGTACTTGTTCCATTTTGAACAATTTGTTCAACTTGCTCTTGAGTTAAACCACCTCCAGAATCAATCATTCCCTGAAGATTAGAATCAAGCTCATTGTATCCAATTTTAACATCATCAGTGTCAACTTGACCTCAACTAATTGTACAATCAGAACCAAGTGTTATACCATTATTTGTAATGGATATTCCATCAGAACCGCCAATATTACCATTTCCTACACTAGAAGCTGGTATAGTAATAGATCCAGTTTGCAATTGAGTAGCTGTTACATATCCATTAAGATTAATTCTATCTGCACTAATGGTTACGTTACTGTCATCATTAATTGCATCTACAATTACACTTGCGTCAACTTCTCCATTACTTCCAACGAGAATGGATATTTTATCAGCTTGTTGTTCAATTGCAGAAAGTTTATCTGCCATAACCACAAGATCTCAACCATTATTGATCATTCTAGCATTATATTCAGCTACTGTTTCGTTCTGACCAGGAGAATATGCTTGGTATGTGTCTACATTGTTAACAACTTTGTGTCATTTCGAATTTGCAGCAGTTACAGTTTGACTAATAAGATTTGCAGTCATTCTTTGTTCTGCACTTTCAATTGCTCCATCAAGTGTCTGTTGGTCCACAGCATTGGTAATAGAACCTTCTACAGCTGATAATCTACTAGTAACACCTGTTAATTGAGTAGATGTAGCTAAACCAGCAGCAGATGCTATTTCAGCACCTTTTCCATCAACAATGATTTCAGCAAAACTCTTTTGGTTATTATCTTCATAGTCTGCTAAAATTTCAACTAGAGAATCTGCACTAGTCACATTTACATCAGCTCAACTTCCATCAATAGCGTCTATTCTATTAGTTAGAGCTGTCATTCTTTCTCCAATTCTAGCCTCTACTGCATTTTCAATTTCTGCATAATCTACATTAGCATCTACAGATACATAATTAGATCATAAAGCAGGCTCAGATCAAGAACCTCATACTTTAGCATTATTAACGATGGTTGTTTTACGTAAAGAACAGAACTCATAAGGATAAGAAGAGTTAACTCCACTCGGATCATCTGTTCAAGGTGCAACAGGGGAGTTGTAGGCTCAACTATTATTTGGACGAGAAACACTCTGCTTTAAAACAATAGAGCCATTACTTTCCTCTACGTCTCCAATAGTTGCAGTTCTAAATACATATTCAACTCCATCTCCATCTACACCATCTTCACCTCAACGAGACCATATAAATGGCATAGAATATTCACTTCATACTCCATCAACCTTTCTTCTATAAGAACATAGTTCGTATGGGTATTCTGTAGTAATTCCAACAGGACTATCAACTCATTGTCTAACAGCTAAGTTATCAGATGCTGGATAATTATCATCACGATTATCATCGATTGCCTTTACTGGTCTAACTGCAATAACCGCAGAATATTCTACAGCTGTAACAGAACGATAAATAAATTCTTTTAATTGACTATCCGAACCATCACCAAAACGACTTGTTAAACAAACTGGTTCTGATCAATTACCAACTCTGGCACCAGTATCAGATCTAAATGTAGCAGAAGTCATTCATAAACAAGCGTCGTTTGTTCCAGTAGCATTTCCAGGATGATTTGTTCAATATTGCGATGTTAAATCGAGTTCGTTAGTAGATGTATCTCATATAGCAGTAGTAATTGTATTAGTAGAAGGAGCCACAGAAGGACTATCTGTTCTTTGATACACCATAAAGGTATTATAAGTAACAACTGTTCCTCCATCTCCAGAACCACTTTCATCACCAGAAGGTGCATAAATATCAGTAGGCACACCATTAATGGTAATCGTGGCAATTTTTGTACCAGAACCTAAAATTTGCTGAATTGTAACAGAAGTACCATCACCACTAGTTGGAATAGTTACAGATTGAGTTGTTCCGTTTTGTTTAGTGAAAATTAAAGTGTTTCCATCTCTTGTAACACTAATAAATCCATTTATTGTATTTCCACCACCAGAACCACTATTAACTACACCTACATCTTGCCAAGAGCCGCCATCATAACGGATCTGCAATATATTGTTAGAGATTTGCAAATCTACGTGTTCTCCACTACCAGAAGTACCGCTAGGAAGTGAAATATTAGTTCAAGAACCTGGTACTCCATTTATAGATATTCTATATTGTAGAGTATTGCCATTTAATCTAAATTCAAGATCGTCAATTCCAACTCCATCTCCACTTCCAGATCCACCAGAAACTGTAAGATTTACATTTCCACTAGAATCTGGAGTTACTTGTGTACCACCATTTACAGAAACAGATTTAACAGTACCTACATATAAAGGAGAACTACCTATAATAGATTCGCCATTAATTGTACGTAATAAAATATCTGTTTGACCTGGAGTTTTAATTAGAGACTGTCCTCCAACAGTTTTGAGTTGACCTTCAGTTAAATAATCAGATGGTATTTCAAAGTTAGCATCTGTATTAACAATAGGACGTCCATTAATAGTTGCAAAAGGAATATTACCTTCACCTACTAAATCAATATTATCTACTTTCTTTAATTTTAATTCTCCAGATGTATTAGGAAGATGTCCATTTATAGTTTTTATGTATGGGACATCATTAATTAACTGAGATAATTTAGTAGGAATTGAAGCCTTAGTTGTTTCTAAATCATCTTGAAGATCATGAAGATAAGCATTTAATGCAGCAATATCTGCATCATAATTGGCAAAAGGAATTTCTCCTGCATCAAATAGAACATCACCTAATGTTACATCTGCAATTCTCTTATTTCCTAATTTAGATGCATCGTATGTAGCTTCAACAACTTGTCTGTGTCCAAAGTGTAATGTTTGAACAGGGTTTCCTTCGATATCAGTGGATCCGTCCTTTGCATCATCTCACCAGAAGCAAACTCCAGCAAGAGCAATGTTCATTAGTTCAGAAATAGACATTAAATTTGTTCATTCTTCTGCACCTTCACGTTTCCATTGTATATAATATCCAGGACCAGTTTTTTCAGCCTCTCTTTTGGTATTATCTGAATTTAATCTAAGTAAAATAGGACATTCTTCAATTGGACGTAATTCATCTAAATCAATGTTTTGAGGTATAGATGTATCTTCAGCACCCTTTCTTTTTCAAATTATTGTATGTCCCTGTAATTCAGGAAATCATGAAGGTCCAGTTAACTCTGGAGAAACTGCCTTGCGAACTCCATTTTGGTCAATAACAACTAACTGCTTTCCATCAAATTTTAAAGAGTATTCAGGCATTGGACCAGGAGCACCAGGAGCACCTGGAGCACCAGGACGACCATCTGCTCCTTTTTTAATTAACAAAAGAAAACCATTATCGGCAGGATTTCCAGCTTTAAAAGAAACGTTGTCTTCAACACAAACGTATAAGTTACCACCTCATGTTACAAAATCAATTTGTCTGTTATTATTATAAAATGGTGCTTGGCTACGTTCGTATGTTTTGAAACTAAATACTGGGCCTAATTTTGGATCATTTGCTGTATTAACCGAGCGTGTAATTCCCATAGTATTCAATTATTTTATTTTGTTCAGTTTTATTCATTAAATTACTATCTAAAAGTTCATAGGCATGTATCAAGTCTCAAAGTTCACACAAATCATTATCCTTGAGAACATGTCCAAGTTCTAAATCTCTAAGCTTATCCATAAAAATATCATATATTTTGTTTATAATTCTATCCATTACAACCACAATTTTTATTATAGTTTGATTTATCTTTACAGATAGAACCACAACTTTGAATATTACGATATATCATTTTAGCTTTTTCTATATCACCTAAATCTAAGAAATTTTCAATTAACCATATGGCCATAAAAAGAAAATCCCGTTGTGCTTTAATTTCAGAGTTTTTACAATTAATAGAACCACAATTTTTTAATAATTCTTTAAATATTTGTAATTCTAAATTAGCCAAACATTCTTTTAAATTTCAAATATAAACTGTTTCATCTATATCTGGGTCATTATCGCTAACTCTAACAACACCTGATTCAATTGCTTTTAATAAATCTTCTGATTTATATTCAGTAGATCCTATTTTTAATCCATGTTCAGTTAATTGAGCGGTTACGTTTTTAATAGTAACAACGTTGTATATTCCATCATCACTTAATTCAAATTCTAAACCATCTTCATATAAATAGATGTCTGAAAATTCTTCAGTTTCAGGATTAAAAATAAATATGTATATATTAGACGGATCATCTAGAATTCTAACACCTAGATTACGACCCCTTATGTATATTTCTTTCCTAAAAGTTTCCATTATACATCTCTAATTTGATTGTTGTAAGGATTTCCGTCTCACATTTGCATAATTTCAGCATCAATTTGCTTTTCTTTAACTTCAATAAGTTTGTCGTTATAATCCTTTTTGTCAATAGCTTCTTTTTCTTCAATTTCAACTCTCTTCGCATCAAGTTGAAGTTTGGCATCATTATTAGCATCAACTTGAGATTGTAGACGTTTAATTTCGTTTTGTAAATCAGATATAGTCTTCTGAGATTGTTTAGCATCAGATTCATATTGTTGAACCTGTTGTTGTAATTGTTCAAGCATGTTATTTTCAGCTTTCTTTTCACGAATAGCTTTACTCATTCTTCTTTTCATCTCAGTAAGACTTTTTGCATCTAAAATATCAAATGCCATTTCTGGATCAACAGCATTTGCTTTAATAAACTCGATATTCAATTGTTGAGCTGTCTGAAGTTTAGCATAGGCTTCGGAGCTGTCTGCAATATGAATATCGAAATCTGTCATTGTAAAGTGTTCTGGTAAAGCAGTAAAAGTCTTTATCAGTCTATCACCTAATATAATTGTTCCAGTAAGTCCGTTCTTAAATACGAATTTAGCTAAGTTTAGTAAATCATAATAAACTTCACGTTGCATTAAATCCATAGCATGGAAATACTGTTTAGTTAATAAAGTGGACTGGTGAATTCCAACTTTAACATTTGAAGCAGCTTCTCTTTCTTGTATTTGACCTAATTTTTGAGCAAATACACCAGAAATAGAAGAAGCTTGTTGTTCAATTGAATCTATGGCCATTTGAATAGCTTGAATTGCTTGGGCTTTAATTGTATCATCATACCCGTTAAATGTCGTATTGATTAATTGCGCTCCTTCTTGAGAAGAATCATATCAGGCGACTCCATTCTTTTTATAAGCAATTCATTTCTGAATTCTTTCTGGCATTTCAACTCCAAGAAATGATGGAAGACTTGCGGCATCAACTCAATCCCCTATAGTTCCTGAAGTAGCAATTAGATTGTCTCTATAATATTGTAAGAGATCGTATTTATCTTGTAATCCCATTGTGGCTTGTATTAAACTAAAAGGTTGCCCGTTTTTATCATTAAAAAACATTCCATTTATGTTCAATTTACAAGAATTTTTATCAGATTTAGATTTAATGTAATAATCAGGTTCTCCATTTGTTATGTAAACTTCATCACCTAATTTAACACCCTCGTGTAAAACAGAACGATTTTTCTTTCTATCGAATTCCAATCATTGACACTCGTAAACAGGAATTACTCTACGTCTTATAGATGTTGCCCACTCATCTGTATTATAAGGGTTTAATGGATGAACTTCTAATCCAGCTAAAATACCTGGAGTCAAATGTTCTTTACTAGTACCGTCTTCTAATAGTTCCTCCATTTTACTATTAACCACTATATAATCATTAGATTTATTTCCGTGATCAACATCTGAGAAATAATCAACAATTGTTTGAATTGCACCATCAGATAAATCGTCTCCGTATTCTTCAAGAATTTCATCCTTAGTCATTCACTTTCTAATAACTGCTCTGCGAGATTTATTTAAGAAGAATGAATTTGGATTTCTTTCTATAAAGGTATCTAATGGGTTTAGAACCTCAAATCTTAATGCGTTATGTCCAGGTTTAACTCTATAATAACAAACACCTCCGATTAAAAGATCTGTTAACATCTCTCTAAGTTTATTCTGTATATCTAACTCTCTATTATGTTTGATATATTGAATAATATTTTGAGCTGCTATTTCGTAATCTGATTCAAATGAATTTTCTATATCTGATTTGATTTTCTGAAGTTCCTTTTCTATAAATGGATCATTAACTGGCTCTTTAGAATCCATTAAAATGCCAATTAAGGCATGATTAAGATACTTTACTAAATATTTATGAACTTCTGCATCAATCTTAAGTTGTTTATCTCTTTGAATTTTAGAAACAGTGTCCTCATCTTTACATGTTACTTGCATATCTGGTTCCAATTCTAGATATTCTCCAACTAAAACATCGATATGCTTTTTCATAAGAGGTGTGAAAGAAATGCTTGTAGGTACACCTATTCCAAAATTTTCCTCTAAGTATTTAAATTGATCAGCATCTCTTTTACCATGATAGTAATTATATGCTTTTCGTAAAGCTGATTTATCGTAAACTAATTCTGATATACAGCAATTTATTTTTTTGATTTCTTTTTCTTTACTCATCGTCTTCTTCTAGAATAAGTGGTTCTCTATTAATTTTATAGAAATGTACTTTTTCGTACTTATTCTTTTTTATTTCTTTTCTAATAAAATCTTTAAATTCATCTTCAGTTCCTTCATAAGATAATATTATAGGAGTATAAAATCTATCAAGGTACAAATAAAGTTCGTATATTGTATCATTTAGTTCTTTGCAAGAAGAATCACACTTGTTAATCTCAGGATAAGTAACTAATACTTTTAACTTTCCTTTATAACAACTCTCTGTAACCTCATTAATGATTTCTAAAACCTCTTTTTCTATTTTGGTCATAATGTATTTTTATTTGGAATTACCCCGTAATGTAAATAACCGCTTGAATCTCTATATCAACCTATATCTTGTCATGTTTTTTGAGTAACTACTGGCTTTATTGGAGTTATTCCTGTAAGTGCTTCATCACCAATTTCACAACATGACATTGCTGCAATTATATCGAATTTACGTTTATTTTCATAAGTATATTTAAGAAGTTCTTCAAGCATTTGAGGATAATCAATTGAATAGTAATAATCTGCCAAAAAACCACTAATTAATTCAAGTCCGTGTTTAATTACCGATTCTGTACTTGGAACTCCAATTAAACGTTTTGTTGGTTTCTTTCTAGAACGTATCGATACTGCATATTCAGGCCTACTCATTAAAAGATTTTCTTTACCTCTTTCACGTAAGAATTGCTGAAATGTAATTTTAGTAAATTCAAGCATAGCTTGACAATTGTATCAAATTAGTAACTTAAATGCAATCATATAAGCTATACGAATATCTTTTGGTCGATCTTTATATATTGCAACATATTTAGGTTCTTGATCTCCAAATACACGTCTTTTAATTACAATACAAAAATCAGATACGTCATTATCTTCAGCAGAATTATCTGTTCCCATATCAATACTGTCTATTCCAGCTACGTATAGGTTTTTTCATACATTTCCTTCAGAATCTCTTTGAGGTGGTTCTACAACTAATAACTTTGATGATGCAGACTCAAAAGAATTTACTTTAGAGTATTTTGGAGAATTTTTATCTCATTCCAAAGCAGTTGGTGTTATTTTTTCACCAAGCCCTTGAACTTTTAACGCAGTCATTTGCTGAGAAATTAATTCCGCATCAAATACATTCGCGCCTGTTTTAGCAAGTGCCTCTTCTGGAATGAAACAATGCTCTGCACATTCATCAAGATATTTTTGTCCATTAAGACCTTTACGATAGTCTTCGTAATATTTTTTAAATTCAATATAGTTAGTAACTCCACGTGAATCAAGATAACTGGAGGTTAGTGCAAATTTATGACACGGTAGAAAAAAAGAAGTTAACTGAGGTTTTCCATCATATGTATCATAGTTTTTAAACGGAAGAACGTTATATGCACGAGGATTTTCAAATGCATCAGCAAGACCACCAAGATTCATATTATCTCCTCCTGTGCCAAGTCCAATACGCGTTCCAAAGTGTTTACCACCAAGTTCAACTAATGCATTACCTTGAATTCAAGATGTTGTAAAATAATTATTAGATCCAGCCTCTTCATAAACAAGTCTATCTGTACGATCACCACGTATTTTAGACGGTTTATCTGCAATTATAGTATGAATTTCTGACATTCATCCTAATTCAGTACCGTCTCTAGTAACTTTAGACGCTCTTTTAGTTTCATCGTTATTAATTTTTTGACGAACGTGTCTAAGACCACCACAAGTATTTGTATTGAGTCATTCTAATTGATATCAACATTTACGTTTTGTAGGAGTTAATTTAGCTTCATCAGCAGCTGTGATAACTGATCTATAGTTAGGTTTTGTGGTATATGGTCTCACCATAGTTGCTGCAGTCATCTCACTTCATCCTACACCTCTAGATTTAAGAGCTATTGCATCTTTATGAAGTCTTTCTGCCATTTCAAGATAATGGAATCATTCATATTGCTTTGAAAGAAACATTGGAAAATCGTAATTACGACCTGCACCAGCAATTGCTGTTTCATCAATAACCTCCATTCGATAGAAGTTCAAATAATAGTAATTATCTCCAGTTATACGATATTTTCCAACTTGATATCCATTATTCATTCTATCTATTTCAATATCTCAAAAATCTCGTCAAGGTTTACTAAACTCTGGGAATTTTGTATAAGATCCAGAATTCTTAAATATTGAAGCGGTTGTAGTAAAATCTTTTGGATTAAAATCCAATCCTTTATCCATAGTAATTGGACGATATCCAGTTAATTCATAAGAAAGTTCAGGATCAAAATATTTAATTTCTTCTGTAATTGGAACATCCCAATCCTCTCCAGGCCTTTCGTGATGAACAAATGGACCATCATACTCTTCTATATTACTTAATTTTTCTACAGTGTTTTCTAACTTTTTATCTTCTTCAAAAAGTTGTTTTATTAATTCTTCTTCATAAGTTCTGTCAAACTTTGGTAAAGCCTTTTCCTTCTTTTCTTTTTTAATGTCTAATTCATTCTTTACCTGTCTTTTTCTTTTGCCAGTAACTTTATCAATAGCCATATTAGTCCTATATTAATCCAGCAAGCCGAGAGGAACATCTCCTCGTACCTTTGCTGCAGCTTCCTGGTTAGTTTTATGTAATTCTTCAAGTGTTTGAAGTTCTGCCCTTATTTTACTTATAGAAGTTAAATCTCCAATCACATCCTTAGGCTTATAAATTGGTTTACCATCTGCATCAATTTCAGAAAAATCAATGCTATCAAGATGTACGCGCATTTTATATATTGTGTGATAAGCGGTTTTTATTAAAGATAGGATTGGATCAGCTTCTTGCATTTCTTGATATTTATGATAAGCTGCAATAAAATCTTCATCTTTAAGATCGTCTTCAGTTAATCCACTGTCAGCTAACGCAGCTTCATGTTTATCTCGTTCAAGATATTTAAAGTAAGGGCTTTTAAAATCAAGAACCAAATAAATGTAAGTAAATTCCTTAAAGGCGCGAATTCGCTGTTCACCTTTTTTATCCTCCTTACATTTATTTCTACTCGGTTCTCATAATTTTGCGAATTCCTTAACTAATAATATGCTATAATCGTCTATTCGAAGAGAATTTGTTGCATTATCGAATATAAAGATTTGCATAATTTATTTATTATTGTACTGTTCCTGGTCTAGGTGGACCTACAAATAAAGGACTTTGCTCGCCAACCAAGTTCCTCTGTTGACCATAGACTAATCTAGAAATAAAATTTCTTTTTGAACCATTAGGATAGTGCGAGCTTGTATATTCGTTTAAATAATCTTGCGCAGTTTTAGGTTGTCCTCCGAATCTTATAGGAAATTGAGATCTAGAAGTATCACTTAAAGACATAGGCTGTGGTTCTTGACGTCCTATACCTAATGCCTGCATTACTGCTTCTCTACTCATTCCCATTTGTTTGGCAGCAAATCCAATTTCGGTATCTGTTCATACACGTCCGTTTGCGGCTTTATATGTTCCAGAACCAACCTGCTCGTTAGATGCGTTTCCATTATAATTAGGTATTGTAACAGAAGGAACGTTTGTATTTAAATTCATTTCTACATTTGGAGCAGCACCAATGTTTACATCTGGAATATTAAAATTGGTATCAATTGAAGGTAAATTAGGAAGTTGAGAATTTGTTTCTCTTTGCCCAGTAGGTATATTTACTGGTTTAACATTAGATGCTAACTTAAACCAAGGAATTTTATTATTTCCAAGAGCAGCTTCATCAATAGAAACATCGGGAACTTCAAAATTAGTATCTATTTGAGGTAACGATGGTAGACCAAGAATGATATGTTCCGATGGAGCTATTCTACCCGCTGGAAAATTAACATACTTAAATTCGGTATCGATATTAGATGGAACTTCAGTTGACCTATTATTAGAAGTTATTGGAAGAGTTATATTTCCTAAAATAGGATTATCATTCTGTCCAGCAACTCACTGTCTTGCAGTTTGACGCATTTCTCTACCACGAACACCAGCATTTCTTAAAGTGTTCTTAGCATTCATTAAAGCAAATCTTGCTTGAGAACGGTTATAGCCTTTATTTTGCATTCCTGCATCTAAAGCTTCTCTACGTGTAAGTTCGCCACCTTCTTGTTTAGATTGTATAAAACCATTACTTGGCTTCATTCCAATTTTTTTCATTAATTCTAATGCTCGATTTGCAATAGCTGCGCTATCAGCACCATATGCAACATCTCCAAATGGACCATAAGGATCTTTGTTAATTCGCATTCTATTTCCAAAATCAACAATACTTACTTGGCCATTACCTTGATATTCACTGCCTTGCTGTTGATAATCAGAATCAGGATCTTGACGCATATTGACCGGTAAAAATCTCTTCTCTGGAGCTAAGAAATAAACAGCATTACCATCACCATCATACTCTCTTTGAATAAAATTCAATCCAAGAGCAGGATTTCCGTTTTGAGATTTAACGATGCCACCACCTTGTTTACAACCACAACCTACGTGTCCACCTTTAGTATGTTTACAAATAAAATCTTGGATTTTACCACCTAATTTATATTGAGGAAAAAATACATTAAGTATTTCAACTAAACCTTGGTTTTTATCTTGATTAAATAATTGAATTGCTTTTTCAAGTGCTGCGGTAGCATTTTTATCAGATTTAATTTCCTCATATCTAGTAGCAACAGCATCTCTCGATACACCAGACACACTAGATACTGCATCTATTAAATCATTTTCCGCTTGGGCTATAGTACCGCCTTGTTGATATTTTAAAGGATTTTTAAACATTTTTATTCTGCTTTAACTAAATCCTTAGTACTAAATACAGCTTCTTGTAAATCACCATTAGCGTTAAATCATCTGCATTTAATTCCAAGGAACATTGTTTCATATTCATTGGTATCTTTATTCTTAATATTACGTGAGACTTTCTCTGTTACAAACATGGTAGGAGTAAAGTCTATATTATGCCTGACTTTTACTAAATCACCAGGACAGAAATAACTATAAGCATTATCCATAAAGCATTATCATTTATTTTTTTACAATTCTACATATTAACAATCCTTCTCCAACAATAACATATCCCTTTTTTCTAAATGGAATTGGAGTCATAGAATATGTAGTATAAAACACATCATCTCCAACATTTACGTTTCTACAATCTGGTCCAACTGCAATCACTTTACCTGTACGGATTACCTCGTTATTTTGCTCAATTTCTCCAGTTTCATTGGATTTATGAGTATGAGAACTTTCAATACCAACAATTAAACCAGATGCAGTAGTTTCTATATATCTATAAGGATTTTGTATATAAGGTTGAATAAGCACATTATTATTAACAGGTAATACTTCAACTTCTCCACTATATACACCATCCATGTTATTTTCTACAATAGTATTAGCAGTGTTTTCTAACATCTGCGAAAATTCATTAATCACTTCCATATTATCATTTATTCATTGGACAAGATTCATCATTAACTTTAGTTTTACTTTCAAGAATACATCCGCACTCAGAACATATTGATATGCGTTTAGTTAATTGCTGTTTCTTATCACATTCATCACAAATCTTTATTCTCTTATCTGATAAACTAGTATTTTTATTAAATATTTCTGTAAGTTCCAAGAATTACATGCCAAACTCACGTAAAGAATGTTTTTATCATTTTCCAATGATACAATGTTGATTAGGTGCTTTAGTTTTTCAATTAAGATAACAATTGCAGCCTCTCTTTCATCCTGCTTTAGGAAGTCATGATGCTTCTTTACCATCTGGACTTATGTATCGATGACTATCACATCTTGGTCCAAGTGTACTCTCCTTATACAACGGACATGCTTTACAGATTTCCATTTTTTCTTCAGGCCCCATACGCGCGTGTACATTATATAATATATGCTTTATCTCTATCTAGTAACTCTTTAGTTTTCAATTGTTTAGCGTAATGTTTAATCATTCTTTCAACATCGTCCTTACGATACTCTAAATCGTATATCGTTTGTTTGCCTTCTCTATCAATATGCACAAGTTTAAGTTCCTTTATATTAAGTTCTGGATTTATTTGTTGAACCATATAAGCATAAGTACTTAGTTGAAGTACATAATGTCAGTAATTACAATCCATAATATTATTTAAAGGATACTTCATCATAACATTACGCTTCTTAGTAGCGTTAAAGAAACTTTTCTTCTTTATTTCTCGGTTTGTTTTGTAATCATATATACAAATATCGTTTCCATCACGCACTAAAAGGTCTACTTGACCACTTATCTTTAGACCATCTGGAGAAATTCAAGATACAAGATATTCTGGATAGATTCCATGTTCTATATCTAATGTATAATATCCAGGTCTACAAATATAATTACCTACAATCTGTGGAGAACCATAATTAGACAAGTCGAAATGAGTCTTATTATAGAAAGAAGTCTCCATTAGGGAGTGAACGTAGGATCCGTGGTCACAAGCCTCATCTCTTGTATTATGTCAAGAGTCTAATATCTCGTTTACTTTATTGTCAAACTCTGTTTCATCTATATTTAATTTAGATAAAAGTTCTGGTTTTCATATTTGAGTGTTAAGCAAACCTTGCTTAACTAGACTAAAATGATCTGGATCAGCTAAAGCCTCTAATGCTTTATATTTACTAAAAAAGGATTCGTTAAATTTATTTTCATATTCCCCAATTAAGGTAGTAACTGATATATAACGAGATCCGTCTTTCTTACTTAAATAAATATGTGGACCATCAGAATAGATTACATCATCGTTTTCTTTATCTACTTGATATCCGAACATTTCTTTTTGCTTAATTCCCTTTAACGCTG